GATTTCCACTTGGGACTTTTTGATATGATGGTGGATTAGCAAGTGGTGTAAGTGTGTAATTATTACCCGACTTATCTAATAATTGTGTGATTGATGTTCCACCCGTTAAAGTAATAGTTGAACTATCTTGTAGGTCATACCACGCAAATATACCCGTTAGTGTATTAGGCACGATTGGTTGTGGTAATATAGATGGGGGAATACACGCTGTCTGTTCTATGGTAATGGTAATCTGAACTTCCACACCACAAACACTTTCTTTGAACCTATCCACAAAATAAGAATAGGATACTGGCATATTCAAGAAATAACCATAGTCAGTAAGTTGGTTGATAAAGTCGTTGATAAAATCCCCCATTATTTCCTCACATAACGCCATACTATCCAACTGATTTGAGTTGGTTGGTTCTCCAACATATTCATTCAACAAATCGTAGATTAGAACTGAAAATGAAATGTCTTGTGAGTTATTACCAAACGATGATGGTTGTGGAACGAAATGTATTGCGGGATATTCTGTAATGTAATCCTCCCTTGAATAATCAGATAAATTACCCCAACTAAATGTTCTTAAAATGGGGTGATTGTCTGTGAATACTTTGAAATATTGTATAAGATTTTTAATCGTCATTTTACTGCGTTTTTATATTTTTGGTTTTCTCTATCCGATTTATCTAACCTATATGATAAATACGATAATACCTCATACAAGTTTAATTTAAGAACATCACCACTTTTTAATATATCATCTTGTGCTGCTAACATTAAAGAGTGATAATAAAAATCCACAACGGACTGGATTACTTCTTGTGTATTATCTTCGGTTTCTTCACTTGGGGTTTCGGCTCTTTCATCTTGGCTTCCATAGAGCCGAGGAAACTTTCTGTAAGTTTCTGAACGAAAGTTGCGATGAAAAAAAAAGCAGAAATAATAATAGACATCGGTAATTTTTCTTTGAATAATTCTATTCTTGATTGACACTCTAAAAGGTCATAATCTATTAGTTCCCTTTCGTCTCCTACCTTATCTGACTTTAATGGTTTGTAAAGATGGGTTGCGAGTAGTCCCAAGTTCAGAGGGGATTGTGCCATAAACACTTCCAGATTGACCCACTCTTCATAGGACAATTCCGATGGTTTGATAAGTCCATACTTTACTCCCTCAAGTTCAAATACTAATTGAAGGGGGGATTTGTCATCTTCCGCTCCGAAACTTGATTTAATCATTTTAGCAGCAAACTTAACTTGTTGAAAGTTTGCCGACTTTAATTCACTTGTGGGACAATCCGTAAATCTTGATACTAATTCCAAATCATCAATTTCTGGATTTGTGGAAAAGAAATCATAATCATTTAATGTTATTGGTTTTACGGGATACTCCTTTTTTCCTACTACTAATTTCATATTGTTTTTTATTTTTAATTTTATTTATTAGCAAAAGAAACATATTGTTTTTCTTTTCTAAATACGGCTGTTCTGAAAATAAATAATAGTGTTGGGGTTCTATTTTTTCTTTCATTACATAAAACTATAATTCGGTTTTGGTTTATCTACAAACTCCATCACAACATATCTTAACCCGTCTAATAAGTGGTCTAAACCTTCTGGAACATTTGTCAATCTTCCACTTCTATCCCTCTTGTATTTATAGTTTCTAAACTCTGTAATAAGTTCTAATGAAGTTTCTTTAACAAATATCTTATATGTTCGGAGTTTCTGAATACCAAACAAAACAGAACCATCACCTTTTTTTACACCTCTTATCTTGAACCCCGCTCTGCGTAGTTGCTCTATAGATTTTGGTTCAGAACTATCAGCTACAATTTCATAAGATTTATCAATACCTTTTTCCCTTAACAGATATATCAAATCTTCGTTGGTAAGTCCCTGTTCGTAGATTAGTTGTTCCACATATATTTGTTTATCACCAACTATTTGAACTTTTACAACACCACAGGGGTCAGTTCCAAATCCCCAGTCAAGTCCTATGTAAGTTGCCTTAATCCCCTTTGGTTCTTCCGTAAATGTCTCTGGTTGAACGAATATCTTTTCACGGGGGGGAACTATCTTTCCTTCTGCGTAAATCAAATACAAGTCATAATCTGTATCCTTCAAATCCATAATGGACTGACGGATACTATCTTCAAGAAAGGGGTTTTCTTTGAAGGTGGATACAATCAATTCTGCGTTGTTCTTTTTTTCATAATCAAATCCCCACCAAAACTCATCAACTTCTGGATTGTATGCTCCGATGATATATTCTTCACAACGAATATCTAACTGAACGAAACTATTTCTGTCTATGGTGTTTATTTCATCTACCATAGCAATCGTAGATTTCAAACCCCTTAACTTGCCAGTCGTATCATCTAACCCTATGAACCTTACTATTGAACCATTTTGAAATGTGTATGTTAAATCAACTTTGTTTAGTGTCCCCAAGTGGAATATACCCATCGTTTCCAATATGTCCTTAAAATCAATTAGAATGGTGTTCTTGATGGATACTTGAGTTGCTCTGGCTATGGTAATTGAAATGTTTGGACGGGTTAGTGCTTCTATGATTAAGGTTTGAACCGCAGCTATTGTTTTACCACTTCTACTTGAACCACGAAGAAAGATATATCTTTTACCACTTTCTTTAGTGTCCTTAATTTTTAAGAATAGTTCCGTTGCTTGTATCTTCATATATTACCATATTTTTCAGATATTTTATTGGACTTTCTTAAATTGTCTTCTTTCCATAATGGTTGTAAGTTTGTATAGTGATTTAATCTGTATAACTCATCTTCTGTTTTTGCTAATGATTGTGGTATAATATGGTCTATATGCCATTCCCCATAATTTTCCCAAGTCATACCAATTTGAAATTGTTTTTCTAAATGTTTAACTAATTCGTCAGAAGAACAACCTATAATATTATTTGTAGTTTTTTGTTTTCTTGTAATATACTTCCCAATTAAATTACGCATTCTTTTCATTATTCTAAAAGTATAATCTTCATTATACTTTTTTTTATTTAACTTCATTTGATATTGAACTTGGTATTTTTTGTATTCTTCAGTTTTACTACGCAATTTTGTTCTATTTTTTTCATATTCAACTCTTTCTGGTCTCTTAAAATATTCTCTCATACATTTGGCACAATAAACAGATACGCCATCTTTTCTGCCTTTATTTTTGTAAAATGAGCTGAGGGGTTTTTCTTCCCCACATTTAGAACAAGTTTTATATGTAATTTCTTCAATCATAATACGAAGATACTGAATAATTTTTTAACATCAAAATCTTCATTCCCCTATCATTTCTATGATGGGGTCAATACAATCTGTATCACTTACTATTATTGTTATTGGCTCCATAGTGATTTATCCCTGACCTACTGAAAGTTTCTTGTAGTGTTTAGATTTTTTATGGTTAGAGGTTTTTGATTTAGCGTGAATACCCTTATTGTTTTTCTTGGGTTTCTTTCTAAATGTGGATAGGGAGGTGGATTTACTTTTCTTCGGTTTCATCTTTTGGTTTAATAATTTCTACAATAATATTATTGTCTGGATTTATTTTTTCACCCTTACTTGTAATGTCAATATTCTGTTCTGTTTTCCAATCTTTTCTATACACATTTTCCATATAATATTTCCAAAGTTGAGCGTTGAACTTATTGGACTTATCTTCCTCGTATGCTTCACTCACTTTATTTACCCACCACATTTCTGATAGTTGAAGTGCTTTATTTATAGTGTCCGTAAATTGAGGGTCTCTAACCATCAATTTGTAGAGTGTATCCCTTGACATATTTAAGTAATTAGCGAAGTGTAATTTATTTTTACCCCTTGAACCTAATTCTAATATATCCTCCTTCCAGGTAGGTAATACTTTTCCACGATGGACTAACGCTTCCATCGTAGTGTATCTTGGTCTTCCTACTGGTTGTTTTTCTTTCATATAGATAAATATAGTGTTCCCCAACAAAATAGAAACCCCCACTTTTTAGGGTGGGGGCTTTCACAAATGAAACACAAAAAGAGAGTTAGGGAGCAGAACTACTCTCCCATATAAATATATCTAAAATACCTTTTCAAATCAATTCTTTTTGAAATAAGTTTCCTGGATATACTCATCTAATTTTTCCATTTTTGAAACCATATCTTTGGAATATCCGTTGATGGTATAATCCTCCAACATAGTTGTAATTTTGACGATGTCAGCCATCGTGGGACATACTCTACAATTTTCAAAATATTGTAGAGCTAATTTACTCATAGATTGACGGATAATCTGTCTGTCTTTTTCTGTTGCGTTGTTTGTGTTTGCCATAATTTTTATTTGTTATTTTCTTTCATCTTTAATAATTTTTCCAAATCTTCAAGTGATAGCATATCAAGTATGGGTTCAATTTTTCTTTTGAAGAACTTTTCTTCATTTTTTTCTATTTCTTCTTTTGGTGTATTGTAGAGTTCAACTACACGAGTAGTAATCAACTCTTTTTCACTATCGTTCAAATAGTCAGGTGGGACAATTTCAATAATTGTTTTCATTTTCTTGTTGTTTGTGTTTGTCATAATTTTTATTTGTTATTTCTTCTTTTAAGTTCATTTTTCATTTCATTTATCATTCCATCTAAATATTCCGTAGCATCTTCATCAGATAATAATTCTACTAAAGGAATTATTGTGGTTTGGAAATGCTCCTTCCAACTTATATCATCTGTTGTAGCATATTTCAACCCTCTTAATACAAGAGTATTATACAACTCTACTTCACTATCATTCAAATAGTCGGGAGCGATAATATGACATTTTAAGTATTCCATTTTATGTCTTAATTAAGTTTAGGTAATAGTTCATAGAGGTAATTGATTGAAGCCAAGGTGCTAATAGTAGTATTATCCCACTCTAATCCTTCAACATAATAGTTGAACCAACCATCGTCTTCCAAAGGGTTTGAATAATCCAAATCAATCAAGTCAATACTGAAAGGTAGTTTGTTGTTGAAATCAACATAAGAAATCTCAATTGCGTAGTTGTTATTTGGATTTGGTGTAGTAATCCTAACCACTTGTAAGTTTTCGTCCCATTCGGTATAACAATTATTACCTACTCGTTGGTTTTTAACAATCTCTTTCCACATCTCAAACCATTCCAGTTGTGATTGTGTAGTTTCTGTGTTTTTCATTTGTGTTTTCATTTTATGTGTTATTTTAATTGTGTAGTTCAAAGATAATACAAGTGTTCCTAAAGTCAATACCCTTATTGAAATTATTTTGAAATATTTTTTGGGTGTAGACAAGCTACTTCAATAAAACCAAACTCACGATTGTTTTTGTGGATTGGGTGGTTTGGATTACCAGTAACATAATCGTAATAATATTTTGCTTCTTTCTTGGTGGAAAAAGTAATTGACGATTGTTCTTTGGTATTCCAATTTACGAATACTTTGTGTAATCCACGCTTGATGGTGGATAATTCTACAGATACGATATTTTGGTCTATGTAATTCATAATTTTATTTGTTTTCTGTTTAATTGTGTTTTCAAAGGTAAGGAGTTATTCTGATACTGCCAAAGTTTTTTTGATATGTTCTAACATTTCGTTTTTGCCGTTAAATCGGTCAATAAGGATTTGACAAAAGTTGTTAAGATACACTATTGTCTCCTGCTCGTTTTTAGAGTAGTCAAGAATACCAGATACAACTTTTACGCTGTGTTCGTATATTGGGTGTCCCTCTAAAAAGGATAATACCATCAGTTTATTAAAAACACTCGTTTCAGCGATGGCATTAGTTAGGATTACTCTGGCATCCATTTGGATTGTTTTGGGTTGTTTCGTTTTCATACTTCAAAGATACTGATTAGTTTGATACTGCCAAAGTTTTTTCAACAATTTTGTAATTTATTCCTACTTGTTGTTGTAATGCTTGAATTGTCTTATTGTTGATATTACCACAGAAGACGACTGGTTGATTATCTTTATCAAGTGGGGTGATTACCACATCAACCAACTTATCGTTGATTACAGCCTCAACTACATACCCACCTTTTCGTTTCATAAAACGCTTGTTGTAGCAATCGGTGATGTTGAAAGATTTAGCGAATTGTTTTAGTGTCTTGTAAGTTTTCATAGTTTCTGTTTTTTTGTGTGATTTAACACTACAAAGAAACGGCGAATATTTAGAACTGCCAAATGTTTTCAAAAAAAAATAAAAAAAAAAGGTGAGGTTCTACCCTCACCATAAAACAATACCGCCTTAATTGGTTTGTGTTATTGTTTTTAGTTCTTTTCTACTTGTCCCCAAATAAGACCAACAAGTGTCATAACACCAGCGATGATTTGATTTGCTACACTTTCATCAATCGTGCCTTTAAGAACCAACATACCACCTGCGAATGTAAGTGTATGTCTTATGATTGAATACCATTTTTCTTTTGTCATACCTTTATAGATTTGGATTGTGAATAATATGTTTGTCGTTCTTCATCTGAAGTTGGATACACTCCCAGTTTTGAAAAAATAAAATTATCCAATACCTTTAAGTCCGATGGAGCAAGTCCTCCCCAGCCCCAGTATTGTATTTTTCTTTCCGTCCTCTGAAGAGGTGTCTGCTTACAAGAACAACCCATTTTATTCTGATTTTATTTTGTTTATGATTTCATTTAGAAAATAACATACTTCATAGTTTTCTGTTTCTGTTAGTTTCTGGATTTCCTTTTCTGTAAATTGAATATTCACACTTAAAAACTCTTCATATGGAATGTCTAATAGAACCGCACCCATTTCAACTTGTTGTTTGTAAAGTTGAGCAGATGCTTTGATAAGTTCAGTTCTGTGGGATTGTGGTAATCCAAAAATCTCCTCACTATCTAATTCTAATAAATCTTGTTTAGACATCTTGCTTCATTTGTTTCTTAAAATTATTCAATTCTTTTTCTAATTTGTCAATACATACTTTGTAAGTTTTGATTTCCGCTTTGAGTTCCTGGACTTCGTGTTTAAGGTCATCTATTGTTTGAGTATAAACCTCAATAACACCTTTCATATTATCAAGAACTAATCTATCCGTTTCTGCGTTAGTTTTCCTTGAACCAACAACATACCCAACTATCGTGGAAATAAAACTAAATATTGCGGTTATTACAATATTATCTTCCATACTTATTTTTATATCGTTCTTCAGCTTGTTTCCAAACTGGTTTATCATCGTTATACGGGTCATAACCCATTCTAATAAGTATATCATCAACCTCGTTTCTGATTGTATTTCCTCTTTTTTTCATAGCCACCTTTGAAATACAACTCTTACACATTAGACAATTTCCGTATGCGTCAATCTTATCTACACAACCCTTGAACTTGTCTTTTGGAAGCCAAATAGAACAATTGGAACATTCATATTCCCAATCTCCGTTTTCATCAATCCTTCGTCTTCTAATATCTGTATCCATAATAATAAAAAAAGGGGGAGTAGCGAAGTAAAAAAAAAATAAATGACAAATAGATTTAACCCGAAGATTATACAGAATGTTATGGAACACCAGTCGTGCTACTCACCCCCTTGTATAAATATATCGTTGGATAAAAAAAGTTAAATCCTTACCTTATTTTTCTTATACTTTCCCAGTTATACTTTTCATCAAGTAAGTAGTAATATAAGTTTATCTTCATTTTTTTTTCTTTACAATACTTAATAAATCTCGTTGAATAAGAAACACTATCTTCTTGTGCCTTTTGTGGAAGTTTGAACCACATATCAAATAACTCATCAAACTTACTATCTGGTTCGTTGAACTCATTAAACATATAACCGAAAAGTTCCAAATCTTCATCAGTTTCTTTTTTGAATTGATGAAGTTTGAATTGTGGGGCAGCAGCTTCATTCTCCATTTCTTTATCCCTCTCCTTCTCTTTATCTTTCTCTTTCTCCTTCTCTTTAAGGTTATTTGGGTTATTTTGGGTTTTTTGGGTTTTTTGGGTTTTATTAAAACCACTTGGGTTATTTGGGTTATGTTGGGTTGTTTGGGTTTTTGGTCTTCCACCCTTTTTACCATTCTCCCTATTTCGTTCAACGATATTATTGTAATTATCTTCAAGGTTATTCAAGTTTGGTAATATACCTAACCATACCCCCTTGATTAAAGGGTCTTCAATTTGAGGTTCATAACCATCTTTCCAACTTTTAATTGCTCTAAATAACATTGCGACTTGAGGGTCTGTTAGATTATCCAACAGACCCCAAATACTATCATAAATTAAAATGTTCTTAATCCTCATATCCATTAGAGTTCAACGCCATTTCTTTCGTCATCTTCTTTTTGGAACTTTTCCATAATTTCCTTCCAACGACCATTAGGACTTTCGGGGTTCATAATCGCAAGTTTCAATTTACGAATGTGTCCTGCGGATACTTCATAATCTGCTGCGATTGTTGTTGATTTTTCACCAGCGAGTATTCTTTTTCTAATCTGACGAAGAACTCGCAATCCAAGTAATTTGATTTGTGCCATAATTTTTTAATTTATTTTTATTTTGTTCTTAATGATAAATATATCAAACTTGTTCCTTAAGTCAATAACCTTCAAAAAAAAATATTCCCTTGAGTATTGTTTTTTGATTTTGGTATATTTATATTTGAAGTATGGAACGAAAAGTAAATGACATTATGATTACTTGGGGGCACAACTATTTCATCTTGGAAGTGATGACATTAGGTTGTGGATACAGATATTGTGTCAAAACCTGCGTAAATAAAGAATGGGAACAAAGAAACTTCTATTCACCCAAACGGGTTATTTCTTTTTATCGTTCTCTACGAAAGGCTGACCTATCATCTTACGGCTCTCTTTTACAAAATCTTTACAGAGTTCAACACGAGCTGTTGATGATGGTATTAAACGAACCAAACTTTGATTGGAGGAACAACGAGCAACATACCCAACTTGGCTCTCACCCCTCTTATATGACGGAAAATATAAACCCATAACAATAAATATACTATGAAACAATACAAAGATACAGAATACTACATCACAACAGATGGTAGAGTATTTCGTAAAGGAAAAGAATTAAAACAACAAACCCATAGAAAAGGGTATAAAAGATTAGACCTTTGGATAGATAATAAAAGATGTAATAAAGCAGTCCATAGATTAGTGGGGGAAACCTATATTCCCAATCCAGATAATCTGTGTTGTATCAATCACAAAGATACAGATAAATCAAATAATAATGTGGATAATTTGGAGTGGATTACAAACCAGGGAAATATAGACCACGCACACGAATATCACCTATTTGATAATATCATAGGTGAAAAAAATGTATCATCAAAACTTAATGAAAATCAAGTTCGTGAAATCAGACAAAAATATGTTAGAGGTAAATATGGATATAAAAGATTAGCTCAAGAATATAATATGTCCCAAACTCAAATCCGTAAAATAATTGATAGGACTTATTGGAAACACATTTAACAACAATTCCTACCAACCCAACTATGATTATTCCAACTCCACCTTGCTCCTTGTCCTAAAACCAAACCACCATATCCAAAC